CGATGGCCCTCTATACCTCTTCCTTCTCGAATGTGGTGCGCGACAGCATCTGTCTGGCAAACGACCGGATTAAAATTGCCGTCTCGAATGGCGGAGACACGAAGACTGGGACATTCCATGTGGTAATCGAGTGAGGTGGACGTGAAGGACGTGCTGTCCAATTTGCGACTGGTAACGCCAGCAGTCAGCGATCCTGTGTCGGTCGCTGAGGCCAAGGCGTATTGTCGCATTGACGGGAGCACGGAGGATACCTTTATCGAGTCCCTCATCAAAGCGGCCGTGCGGTGGATAGAGGATCACCCGTTCTGTTCTCGGGCGCTTGTGTCTCAGGAATACCAGCTAACTCTGAGCAGGTTTCCTGACGCAATCGTGCTGCCCCGTCCGCCGCTGGTATCCGTTTCGTCGGTAAAGTATTACGACGTGAACGGAGACCAGCAGACGCTGGCAACGGACCAGTATCAGGTGGCAAGCCAAAGCGAGCCGGCGCGAATCGTTCCGGCTCCAGGTTGCACATGGCCGAGTACGCAGGAACGCCTGGAAGCGGTCGAGGTGAATTACACGGCAGGCTACGCCAATGCGGCATCAGTTCCGCCGGGGCTCAAGCTGGCCGTCCTGCTGCTTGTAAGTCACTGGTATCGGACCCGTGAGCCAATCAATATCGGAAACATCGTGACTCCGATCGCGCTGACGGTCGAGGCCCTGCTTTCGCAACATTGGCATGGGCAGGTGACGTAATGGGTTACAGGTGGACTCCGACTGGAGAACTCAATCGGCGAATCACCATCATCGCCAAGACCGAGGAGCCGGACGGCGAGGGCGGTCGCCGAAAAGTTGAATCTCCGATCGGTGAGTTCTGGGCAAAGATCGAGCCACTCACCGGAACGGAATCGGTGTTTGCGATTTGGAAGGGCTCTATTCAGCGGTTTGGAGAAGTGACGCACGCGATCAGGATGCGTTATCAGCCGGGCGTGACGATCGACGGAACGATGACGATTAGATACGGCGGGCGGGAGTTGCACATTGTGTCGGTGCTGGACGTCGAAGAGGCCCACAAGGAGCTACTGATTGCAGCGGTCGAGGGCGTATGAGTATCGACACTATAAAGCTCGAAGGCGTTGACGACCTGGTACGGCGGGTCAACGCTCTCGTTCCTAAATCGCGAACAGCCGTTAAGCGTGCACTGCGTAAGGCGAGCAGGCCTATCGTAGCGTCCGCGAAGGCTCGCGCTCCGAGAAGTACGGGTTCGCTGGCCGCCGCACAGGACGCAATCGCCCGCGAAGGTAAGACGCTTTACGCGGTGATTGGCGCGAAGCGAGGGAAAAAGAGTGCGGCACGCAAGCGGGCTGAGGCGTCCGGCCGAAGATTGGAGCCGGCAAACTACGCCCACCTGCAGGAAAGGGGCGTAAGGCCGCACAGTCTTGGCAAGGTGCACACCGAGGTGTTGATGACGGTACTGACCGGAAAGAAAAGGCGCAAGCGGATTGTGGCCAGATGGCATGACGTAGGGGCTCACCATCCTGGGCACCCCGCCCAGCCGTTTTTGGGTCCGGCGTTCGAGGCGCACAAGGCCGAAGTATTGCCGGCGCTAGAAAGCGAACTCTTGAAGGTTTTGGAGTCTGCCGGGTGAACATCGACGCAGACATCACGGGCAAGCTAAACGAAGACGAGGGCGTGAATGCACTCGTTGGCCAGAAGATCTATCGCGACATTGCGGCACGGCAGGACGATTACCCGTATGTGATTTTTCGCCGTCCGGAATCGCAGGCGTTTGACGATTCGGAAGGCGAGGTCTTCGAGGAAAAACATACCGTCTACGTGGATTGTGTAGGTTCTACGCCGGCACAGGCGAAGGCGGTTGCAAAAGCTGTGCGGGCGGCACTGGCCGAAAGTGACTTCGATTATCAAGGCCAGATGGGCGGCTGGGCAGAGGATTACACCGGGTACGAGGATACGTTCACGGTGATTCGCCAGGTCTACGAAATCTGGGGATTGGAAGATTGAAGAGGTGACTTATGCCAGGGTACGCATGGAAGGGCACGACGTTAACGCTGGGAACTGCAGTCTCAGGCTTGTTGAGTTGCCGAGCGAACAACTCCGCTGAGCAACTTGACATTACTGACGCTGCCAGCGACCAGAGGGAATTTGAGACCGGCTACTCCGATAGCGAGGTCACGTTTCAGGTCAAGGGGGTTACGCCGTTGGAAGTTGGAACCACTGGAAACTTGAGCATTTTGTGGGGCGCGACCGGCGTCAGCAAGGACTACGGAATGTACACTGTTACGGCCGTGTCCATCAATGGCGACCGCGGCTCGATTGTCACCAGTGATATCACCTGCAAGCCGACTACGCCTGGCTACTGACGCAGGAGGTGTCTCGTGAGTCTGAAGGATACGATCCTCGGCGAGCAGAACACTAAGCTGCCCGTCTACCCTGTTACCGACACCGGATGGAAGGATTCGGACGGCAAGCCTGTTACCGTGTACGTCCGCGAGCTGTCGGGCTTGGAACGCAGCCTGATGTATTCTGCGTATGACCGATTCAAGAAGATGCAAGGCGACGACGACAACGACGAGCACCATGATGCGTTCGTGCTCGCGTGGACGCTCATGGAAGATCCCGCTGGCCGTAAGCGGATCTTCTCTGACGCCGACGTGCTCGCGTTGCAGCGAACCAGCTCGAAAGTGCTTAGCAAGCTGGCCCGTTTCGCCGGCAAGGTCAACGGGCTTGGAAGGTACGCTGAGGAGGTGATGCCCTTTCGAGCTGAGGCGCAACCGGGAGCTGCTGATGTGGCACCGAGTGGCGGAGATGCTGGGGTGCACGGTGACAGAGGCTCAGGCCCGGATGACGTCACGTGAGTTCGGTCTGTGGTGTGCGAAGTACGCAATTGAGCCTTGGGACGGCAGCCGATTGGAATACCAGCTTGCACTGATTGCAGCGCATATTTTCAGTTGGCTGTCCGGGAAGCCGCAGGCCCTAAAGAAGTTTGCCCCCTACCTCGATTTGCCGGACGAAGCGGACGCGCAAGACGAGGACGAGATGAGGGCGATCATGGAGGCCCATCGTGGCACGCTCTGAAATAGGACCGCTAAACGTCGTCATCGGGACCGACATCCGCGGTCTGGAGCAAGGGTTCGACCGCGTAAAGCGCAAGACCAAAGAGACTGCCAGCGAGATCGGCAAAATGGGCAACATGCTGGGCAGCAGCAGGTATGCCCGTTCTATCGAGGGACTGACGCAGGGGCTGGGTATCACGACGTCGGCCGAAATACGGGCAATGACCCTGAAGGGCGCGACGCTCGCCGCAGCTTTCGTGGCCGGTTTCAAGATCAGCGACAACGTGACCCGCGAATTCGACATATTCAGCGGGAATATCGCCAAGATGTTTGACCCGCGAACGTGGCGCGGCAACTGGGAAGGCGCGAGGACCTACGCTGGCACATCGGCGGATTACTTGTCGCACGGGCTCCGAGCCTTTGGGCTGGGCTGGGTGTCCAACATCATTGACGATTACAGCGACCTGGCAGGCCGGAAAGCGGCCTACGAGGAACGCAAGGCCGAAGAGTCCCGCTGGCGCCAGATCACCCATCGGGCAGCGAACTACGCCCGCGGAATTCAACTGTCCACCGCCGACACCTACGCTGAGATTGGCATTGCCGGCATGAGAGGAATTGAACGCCAGCTTGCCGAGTTGGAGAACCGCCGAGCATCGGAACGGCGAAAGCTTCGCGCCGACTTCGACGCCGTCCCCGGCCGGACCGGGACCGAGGCCCGAGCGCTGGCTGCTGCTGAGCGGGCCGTCGAGGACAAATACCTCAGCGACCGAGCGGTGTTGTTGCGAGACTACAAGCGCATCCAGGATGAACTGGTTCGGTCCAGCAAAGACGAAGTGGCCATCCTGGGCGAGAAGCTCCAGCGCGGGGAGCACGCAGCCCAGTTGAAGGCGATCGAGCTCCGGTATGCCAAGCAGATCCGCGATGCCGAATGGGAAGGCCAGACCGCTGTAGCGGATCAACTGCGATATCAGCAGGCCGTAGAGTTGAACGAAATGCGCCGCATTCAGGCTATCGAACGAAAGCAGGAACGGGGCGACCTGCTGACTGAGATCGGGGCAGGGGCCCTGAACTTGCTTGGACGCGGTGCGGACGCTGCCCGGCTGCAACTCAATCGCGATATTGAGGCACGCATCACGCAGGCCAGGGAGTCTCTCAAGGGGCTGGAACTGCAGGAGCGACTTGGGCAACTTGAAACACTCCGCAAGATCGGCATGGCCGAGATCACCATGCAGGGCGGCGTCGGCGTCAGCTACGGAGACGAGTTCATCGGCGCAAAAAAGCGGGTGTCCGGCTTGAGCTACGGGCAAGTGGCTGCGGCGGCTGGCGAGATGGCTAACGCGGTGCGCGTCGAGGGGTGGGACCGGCAGCTTGAGTTACTGGAGCGAATCGCCGATGCGATCGGCGCAGCCGGCGTGCCTGGGAGGGCGTCATGAGTGTAAGGTGGTTGGTGCAAGACGCAGAGCTTGTCGAGGATCGCGGCGAATACGTCGGCGCGGTGCAGCACGTTATGGCGTATGTCACGAGCGGCCGCACGCCAACGGAAATCGTGCAAGCCGCGCTCGACGAAGTGGGTATGCCGCAGACCGGGCAGTCGCTGAGTGCCGAATACCCACGGCTGTGCGTCATCAGCCGACGCGGCAAGATAGTCGGGAAGCGAAAAGGCGCGGGCCACTTCGTACGCGTGCGAATAGAGTACGCACTTGAGGCTCCGTCGCGTGGCTATCCGATTCGCGGCGGCACGGCGGTTAGCCAGATCGTCACCAGGAAGGATAAGAATGGGAACTGGATCAGCTACACCTACGACGGGGTGACAGAATACAAGGAAGTTCCCGTGTTCGCGGCCGAAGCCTTCGAGGTACGAAAGACGGTCGAAGAGACGAACAACCCGGAAGAGGTTGCGCGACAATACATCAACAAGGTCAACTCCGACACGTGGTGCGGTGGAGCTCCCGGGAAATGGTTATGCACGAAGGCGGAGTACGTGCTTCTCAATGCAGCGACCAATCCTGACCGCTGGGAATTCACGTGGGAGTTCCGCAAGTCGGCCGAACCGAATGGCTGGAAACGATACGTAGTGTATCGCAAGCCGAACGGCGATATTCCCGAAGATATTGAGACTAAAGGCGAGGGACTAAAAGAAGTCGAGTGGCATGACGAGGTAGCTTTTTCTAACAAGTTTCCGCCGGGATAGTCTTCGGTATGAGTGACTCACTGAGCCCAAGACGATACGAGCGGCGCGGCGGAATCCCGAGCCGCGCAGACGCACTGGCCGAGGATCTGAATCGGCTTAGCGACGCTGCGATTCAGCACATCAGCGTTGTTGGCGGCACAGTGCGCCGGTTCGGCAACTCCGTGTGCATCGAGGTTCCAGAGTCACGCGGCGGCGGCGACTATCGCGTAGTGCGCTTCCGCCTCAAAGCCGTCTACGAAGATTATCTCAACTGCAAGCAACTGAACGGAACAACCGAAGTTGGCCCCACGGTTAAGGTCGCCAAGCCGTACCACCTGCGAAAGACACCGTTTCACGGCAAGACGATAAGCGGCATCACTTACAACTACACCGGAGCACAGTCGCGGACCAAAACGCGGACCTCGACATCCACGACGGAGAATCAAGTCATCACGCCGGCGTATCAGGTGGCTGTCACTGGTTACGACGGGGACGAGATATACGCCTGCAAGCCAAGCGGTGGCACCGGCGTAAAAATTGGCGATGAGGACGTGGTTTGGCTCGACATCAACAACGCAGGCAGGGCCTGGGCGAAGGTGTGACGACATGAGCACTCTCGGCGATTTTTGCGGGACCACCCTGGGCGACTTCGTGGGTTCGGCGCTGGGGGATCGGGGATGCGAACGGAAACCAGAAGCCTGCCATGGGTGTACCTTCTTGCCGCACACGTTTAGCGTTAAACTGTCTGGAATATCAGGCTTTTTAGTTATTTATCAGGATGGCGCACCTTGGGGCGAGCCTTTCGATTTGTCCGTTTGCAATCAAAGCTACTCCGTATCCGTCCCGGCGTGGAGCGAACCGTTGTGCTTATCTGCTGGCACGTCCCCCATTATAGGCCCGTTGCTGTGGTACGGCGACACGTACGTTAGGTATTATTTGCAACTCAGTTATTACGCTACTCCCGATGGAAATCAGATAAGAGCCGTGTTGTACATACAGTTCTCTCCATCTTATTCCCGGCACAACGGCATAGCGTGGTCTATCACGTTACCTTGGACCGAAGACGACCATTGCCATGGAATAGGTCGCAGCTTGGCAATGACTGCAGCTTTTCCCATCGGTCCGTGCAGTGGATATCCGTCCTGCATTGCCTTGTCACCAGGAACGGGAGACGGCAGTATTTGTACGATAATGAGCTAGTTTGGATAATCGACCAATGCAAACGCTGCCCCGACTACTACGAGTACCTCGGTCGCCAGCAGTGCCGCGAGCTGCCGGTGATGATCGTCGAGCACATACAGGCCGGCGGCTCGTGCCCGCGCAAGCACTGGCGTCAGCCCGACCCCTGGCCCGCGCGGCTCAAAATTTGCCGCGCCTGCCCGCAGTACATGGCCGGCGGCGGGTATATCGACGGGTGTCAGTTGGCTCCTGGTGACTGCTGCGCGCGTCACGACATCCGGCGGCATGGCAGGTGCGAACTGGGGAGGTGGTGAGATGATGTTTGAGGATGACGATGTGATCGTTTCGCTTCGCCGCTGTGCCTGTGC